GTGGTAACTCAAACTGAAACCATAGGCAAGGTATATTATTTTTAATCATGTTAGAGGTTATCTTCATAGCAAACAAAGATTTACCCTCACCTGTGTAACCTGATATAACTGCAAGGTTCTCGGATTGTAAACCTCCCTCTAAAGCATTGTCTAGTTCTTCAACCCCCGTTGCATATTTCTCATCATTCAATCCTTTGATGTGTTCTTCTGAACTTTCATACAAAGAAACTAACTCAATAGGGTGCATAATGTTTTCTTTTTCAATGATAGCTTTTAAACTTTCATCTTCTAGTTTCTTGATAAGACCTACACAAGTATCGTTTACAAGTTTTTCAGGTAATCCAAACTCAAGGTTTCTCTCATGGGCAAACTTATAAACATTTGACCATTGAGTAAAGTCATTTGTAAGTAACCAAGATTTAATATTTATTTCAAATACATCTAGGTCTGTGAAAATTGTTTCTTGATTAGTCATATAATTTATAATTATCTACTTTAGATTTATTGGTTGTTAATCCCTTCTTCATTGTGTGAATAGTCCAACTGTCTGGGCAAACTTCTTTAGACCAGAGTATAGCCCTGCGAATATCCTCTGTGGAGAATATCTTTGTTAAAGTCCTAGCAACAGCCACGTTGGCTTTTATTGATTCTTGGACTTGGGCTTTGGTATCAAACTTAAATCCTTTCTCTTGAAAGAAGAAGCCAATAAGTCTGATATGCTTCTGGGTATTTTCTGTCATTGTTTCAATGTAAGACACTGAATCAAAATCTTCTTCCTCTGCTTCAGCAGAGAGTATCTCATTGTTATCTAATATGTTATCTATGTTTACTGTGTGGTAAAGGGGGGTTTTCTCACCAGTAAAGGGGGGTTTACCATGTGGTAAAGGGGGGGCTTGTATCTCTAGTAAAGGGGTAATAGATAATCTGTGGTTTGTTTTGTTAAGTTTTACACTAACCCAACCAGCTTTAGCTATCTGTGAAATACATTTTGCAACTGTGTTTTTTGTCATACCTGTTTCTTTCCCAATAAGTTCATTACTAGCAATACAACCCATATTACCCATAGCGTGAACCTCTATAGCACCATATATTAATACGTGTGCATTTGTTGATTTTATTTTTTCATCTAGCTGTCTACCTAAAAGACTGGCATGAAAGGAAATGGTATGTAACATATATTTTATTGTAAATTAAAAGCGTTATTAAGAGAAAAGAAAGTTTACAAATAGGTGACTACCAGCACCTACGGGTTTCCCCTCTTTCCTGACTCTTAGCAACGCTCTAATAATTTGGTAGTAGTTTTCAAAATGTATAAGTTATTTGTAATTTCTTATACTCTTTTATTATACCACCAATCAAATTTAAAATGTATATCTACATAATCAATATAGCACGAATATGAATATTTTGCAACAATATTGTTTATATTATATAATAATTATATGACACAAAAAGAAATTGAACTTAAAGAGAAATTCTTAAATGAGTACTGGAAGTTTATTGAAAAGTTTGAGATTAAACACAAGTGTAAGTGGTATGGTAATTTAACTGACTTAAATATTAAAAGAAAATGAAACGCACACCACTAAAACGAGGGACTAAAACTTTAAAAAGAAGTCCTTTAAAGAAAAAGACTAAGATAAAGAAAGTTACTAAAACCCCAATAGGTTTACTAAAGAGAAAACTATGGACTTTATTCTCCCTATACATAAGACAAAGGGATAAATACACATGTTTTACTTGTGATAGAATAGGAGAAGGTTCAGGAATACACGCTGGACACTTTATTTCAAAAGCAATAGGAGGAATAGACTTATACTTTGACGAGGAGAATGTACATGCACAATGCTATCACTGTAATATAAATCTAGGAGGTAACCAATACGAATACAGTTTAAGACTAGGAGAAAAATCTAAAGAGCTATACCAAAGAAAAAACAAAGATTTTAAAAAATGGACAGAAGAAGACTATAAGAAAAAGATAGAATACTATAAATCCCTAGTTGCATAACAACCAACATAGTTGTATAATTTGAGGTATGGAAGATACTAATGATGTAGGAAGACCAAGTGATTATACAGAAGAGATGGCAATACTAATTTGTCAGGATATTTCAACAGGTAAATCTCTACGTGCTGTATGTCGTGATGTAAATAGACCCTCTATCGCAACTGTTTATAAATGGATGCGTGATTTTCCAATATTTCTAAAGCAATACGAGCTTTCTACTAGTGAAAGAGCCGATTATCAGTTGGAAGAATTAAATGATATTGGTCAGGAAGCTATTGATTATGCAATGAATGAACAAGAGAATAAAAATGTTTCAGCTGTCATCACTGCTTACAAGCTAAAAGCTGATAACATGAAATGGACCATGTCGAAGATTAAACCTAAAAAATATGGAGAAAAACTTGATGTTATGTCTGATGGAAAAGTATTACCAACTCCTATTATAAATATAGTTAGAGAATAAAAATGTTTCTTCAAACAACGGCTTTCAACAAAATAGATAGTTTAAAAAAAAGAATTAGAATTATACAAGGTGGTACGTCTGCATCTAAGACAATAAGTATTTTACTTTATCTTATTGCTTATGCACAGACTGATAAAGTTAAAACACTAACATCAATCGTTGCTGAGTCTATTCCTCACTTGAAGCGTGGAGCGTTGCGTGATTTTAAAAACATCATGACTGCACATAACTATTGGAAAGATGATAGTTGGTCTGCGTCTGATTCCATTTATACATTTGAAACAGGTTCACAAATAGAATTCTTTTCAACTGATAATGGTGATAAACTACGTGGTTCAAGACGTGATAGGTTATTTATGAATGAAGCTAACAACAATACCTTTGATGCGTTTGAACAGCTTGAGGTTCGTACTAAGGAATTTATAATTCTTGACTACAACCCGACCAATGAGTTCTGGGCATTGACTGATGTTAAAGGTAAACGTGATGATGTTGATTTCTTAATCTTAACTTACAAAGATAATGAGGGATTGTCTGATGAGATTATAAAATCTATTGAACAAAGACAGAATAGAAAAGGCTGGTGGCAGGTGTATGGTCTGGGGCAATTAGGTGAGGTTGAAGGAAAGATATATAAAGACTGGAAGATAATTGATGAGATACCTCATGAAGCACGTTTAAAACGTCGTGGCTTAGACTTTGGATACACCAATGACCCCACAGTCATTGTTGACATCTACGAGTACAATGGAGGATATATCATTGATGAAGTTATATCTAAGAAAGGAATGAGCAATAAGAATATTGTTGACATGCTTCAAGCACAGTCATATCAGGTTCTTACTATTGCTGACTCTGCAGAGCCTAAGAGTATTGATGAGATAAAATCTTATGGTGTTGAGATTGTAGGATGTTTAAAAGGACCTGACAGTGTTCGCAATGGTATACAATATGTTCAAAGCCAAAGAATATCCATCACAGCACGTTCTGTTAAAACAATAAAATCCTATAGAAACTATTTATGGGACACAGATAGGGAGGGAAAGATATTAAATACACCACACCATGACTTCTCTGATGAGATGGATGCTATAAGATATGGTATAGCGTACGAAATGAACGCAAAGATTGAATCAATACCATACGAATGGGAAGAAGAAAGACCTTTATACGGTGATATTGGTATTTAATTTGCATAAATAAATCAAATAATGGTATAATAATTACAATAAACAACATAATTGAACGGGAAATTCAATTTAATGAAAATAAAAGAAGAAACTTTACAAAAAATCAAAGCACAAATAGCAAATGAAATCATTTTTGCACGTAACTACAAACAAGGTAAGGTTACTAACTGGCAAAAGAATGAAGATTTAGCATACGCAAAGAAAGTTTACAACGAATCATCACGTTCTAACATCGATTTAGGTCGTGGAGAAGAGTTTATCTCAACATTATTGTCAAAGATTGATAATACAATCACATTTAAGTTCACAAAGAGAAAAGAATCACAGTTGATGCGAGTTAATCGTCTTAACGCTTTAAAGGTTATTGACCAACAGAATGATGATTGGGATATAAAAGATTTAGCTGGTAAGGAACAAATGATTGTATATGGTCGTGCTATATTCTCATATCATGCAGAGAGTATTGATGGATATAAATCATGTCTTGAAAACATAGACGTGTATGATTTTCTTATTGACCCATCAGCAGGTGGTATTGATATGGAGAAAGCAATGTACATGGGTAACTATGGTGTTGTAAAAATGAAGAGTGATTTAAAGGCTGGTGTAAAGAGTGGTGCATATTTGAAAGCAGAAACAGAAAGATTGATTGAGGGTAGTGGTAATTCAACTGAGTTAAATGTTGAGGAGTCTAATAAAAGAAACAGAGAAGCTGCACAAGGTACTATCTCAGGTAATAGAAATATTGGTAATCCTGACAAGTATATATTCTGGCGTTGGTTTACAACATATGAGGGTGTTAAATATTACACACTTTATGAGGAATCATCAGGTACAATTATAGAGATTGACGAACTTAAAAACAGATTTGCATCAGATATGTCCCCATACTGGTCATACGCAAGACGACCTAGCTTAACAGAGTTCTGGACACCATCACCACTCGATACTGTAAGAGAAATATTTTATGTACAAGCAGTTTCAATCAACCAAGCAGTAGATAACAGTGAGCAGATTAACAAGCCACAGAAAGCTATAGACACATCAGCTCTTGAGAACTTAGCTGAGGTTAAATATAGAAAAGATGGTGTGATTAGAGTGAAATCAGGTATTGATGTTAATAAAGCTATTCAAATACTTCAGACACCATCTATCAATGCTCCATTTGAAGTGTTTAACATTCTTGAGAACATTCAAGCTAAAGCATCAGGTCTTACAGGTGCTACAAAAGGTATTGCAGAAGAAGATAAAGTTGGAATTTATGAGGGTAATCAAGCTAATGCAGCTGATAGATTTGGACTATACAACAAGACATATTCTTTTGGATATAAACGATTTGCTAAGTTGTATGAGGAGGGAGTAAGAGAACATCTTACTAAAAAGGTAGCGATTGATATGATTGGTCCAAATGGTGTTACTCAAGAAGAAATTACAAGACGTGATATATTCAGAAAGAATGAAGAGTTTGGTTGTATGGTAGAATCATCACAAGCTGAAACAGCATTGTCAGAAGTTGATAAGAAAAATCAATTAACATTCCTATCACAAAACATGATGAACCCAGTACAAAATCCTAAGAAAGCATATGAAATATCAGCAGGTATAGCAGGCTTTAGTGAGGAGATGATACGTGAACTATTAGATGTGTCTGACTTCGGTGATGCACAACTAATGTCAGAAGCTGATAAAGATATTGAAGACTTGTTAGATGGTAAGTTTGTGAAGCCTAACACAGGGGCTACAACAGCCTACAAGCAACGTTTTGTAGACTTCATGATGAACAACTCAGATGACATGGATAATGAGCAGAAAGCACGTTTTGTGGCTTACTTAGACTCACTAGAACCTATCATAATGGCTAACATGGTACGACTTATGAACGACAAGATGATGAAAGAACAGATGATGATGCAACCACAAGAAGGAACTCCAGCAGAACCACCACCAACGGGTAATCCATTAGAAGAAATTAATCAACAACCAACAAATGATACAATACAAAACTATTAAAAAGAATAAAGATGCAAAAGAAGTAGTGATTGAGAAATCAGGTATCACTGCACAGTTTACAATTAACGATATTGAAAAACATGAGTCTTACTTAGCAAGAACTTTGAAAGAGATTGAGGGACAATTAATGTTAGAAGATGCAAAGGCTACAAACATATTGAACAATAATACATTCTTGATGAAAATGTCTGAAGAGGATATACACGCAGCACACATGTACTTTGAGGCAATGGCATTCTCATCAACAGCTAAACCAAAAATCAAAGAGATAAAGGACCAGATAAAATCATATAAGAAAGAAAAAGAAGAAATAATTAAACAAACACAACTTGATGTCAAATAAGAAAGAAATAAGAGAAGACCTATCACAATTTAAAGCTCTTGATGCTGTAAAGCATAGCGAGGGTGGTAAGTTTATTATCAAGAAATC